CGCCGAGGTGGACATGGCACAGAAAGTACAGGACACATATCAGCAGATGCTGAAGGACAAAGACGAAGAGGTACAAGACAAAAACCGCATCATCAACGAACTGCGAGAAGACCGCGACCACTTCAGGCAAGACCGCAACGACCTGCGCGAGCGACTGGAGAAAACCGAGGAAACCGTACGCGAGTTACAGCGGCTTGTGGCTCGCAACGGCCGTCAGCTGGAAGCTATGCGCCCTTTTATGTGTTACGACCTAAAGTGCCGCAAGCGCGTCCGCGTGCAAGCATCGGAGTGCGAGGAAACTAAGAAACAAGAAATTGAACCAAACAACGAATTATGAAATCATCGCAACGACTTATTGATTACTTGAAAAAGAGCGAGGGCTGCTCACTGAAAGCCTACAAGTGCCCCGCCGGAGTGTGGACCATCGGATTTGGACATACCGCCGGCGTGAAACCGGGCGACAAGATCACACCATACCAGGCAGAGCAATTTCTGAAGGAAGACCTCGTGAAGTTTGAGGAAATTGCAATCAAGACCAAACACATCGGGGGCAGTCAGGGCAAGTTCGACGCCATCGTGGATTTCATATACAACTGCGGTGAGAAGAACTGGAACTCGAGCACGCTGAAGAAATACATAGAATGCGGCAAGGCCACATGGGAAATCCAGGAGCAGTTTCTGCGATGGGTTAACGGTGGCGGAAAGAAGCTGGGCGGACTCGTGAGCCGTCGCATATGGGAGGCCGCACGATTCGCAGAGTAATCATCATACATAATATTTATAGTTTATTAGTTTTAGGTTAATAGTAGTAATTTAGGTTTTTAGTAATTAAGGTATTTTTTAGTTTTTTCGGGGAGCCAGCGGGCTCCCTTTTTTTTTGTCCATGCGCGAAGTAAACCTAAACCGCCCTTCTCCCCGATTTGTAGAATCAAAAATTTAACAAGATATGAAATGGTTAACACTTAACGACATTAAGGACCAGCTGCGAATAGATCGGAGCTACACCGACGAGGACGACGTGCTGAAAAGCTACGGCGAGAGCGCCGAGGAAACAGTGCTGAACGTGCTCAATCGCACCTACTTCGACGTGATCGAAAACTACGGCGCGGTGCCCGAATCTATCGTGAACGCATCGAAGCTGCTGGTTGATCTGAGCTATCAGCACCGCAGCCCCATCACCGTGGGCAACCTCTCAATGGTGCCTTACTCGCTCGAATTTATGCTGAAGCCTTACATGGTGCTTGCGGGCGGAACCACCGAGGACGTACAGACAGTGACCCTGGGCAGCGACGTGAAGATTGAGTTTACCGCCACCCTGCCCGACGAGATGACACTATATGACGTCGACTTCACCGGCAAGATTATAAACGCCGACAAGAAGGAAGTGGACGTGGACTTTGCAAAGGCCGACTGCATCCGCGTGATACCTAAAAACAGCTATGTGGTACTGGTAGACACCACCCATCTGGGCATCGGCACGCTAATGCTGAAGCTGACGGTGCAGATACCCGACACCGACTTCGCAAGCGGCTATCGAAAAGAAATTGTGAACATTAACCCACACATAAGAATCAAGGGATGAAAGCAAGCGGACGACTTATATCGGGCAGCCTGCGGGCAGCAGCTCGCATCGTGAGCGGTGTGGCGGCAGAGGCATGGGCGCATCCATCGGGCATACAGATGGAGGCAGCACAAACCGAGGCCGTCGACATTTTCAAGTATCTGCGCGTGCAGCCCGAACAGCCGCAAGAGCTGGTGTGGCTGGTGCCACAAGTAGGCATCGACTACACCATCGAATCGAACACAAATTGGATTGTCAAATAATTAAAACCACAAAAAGATTATGGCATACGCATCGTGGCTCATTCCGAGCAAGACATCAGGCAGCGGCAACGACACCGTGAACGTGACAGCCGGCAGCGACAACACAGGTCGCACGGCACGTCAGACACAGGTGACATTCAAGGCTGCAAACTGCGAAGACCAGATTCGCACCGTTACTCAGGCCGGTAAGCCCGAGTTTGTGAACATTCAGAGCGCGGCAGCCGTGAGCAAGGATGGTGTGGTGACACTCACCATCGAGGGCACCACCAACTCGCAGCAGCTCACATTCTCGCTCGGCAGCGGCGCAACACTGGAGCTGACACTGCCCGAAAGCTACAACGCCAACGGACTGACCGTGGCCAACGGCGCAGAAATCAGTGGCGACCCAGGCGCATCGTCGGAGTTTCCATTCTCTATTCAGTTCTCCAATATCGGTGCCAACCCCACCATCGTGGCACGCACGGCGCAGCTGGTGGTGACCGATCATGCCGGTCACACCGCCACATGTACCATCACTCAGGCCGAGGGCGATCCTGTGCTTCAGGTATCTCCATCAAGCGTTTCTCTCGATTGGAATGCTGCAAGCGCCGAGACATCTGCATCGTTCAGCGTAACATCTAACACCAACTGGAGCATCGAGTAATGGCACAGCAAATCAGCATACCTTGGAACAACGGACCCGGAAACATTGTCCTGACCTACACCGGCCAGGGCAATGAAACCGTCCGCGTCACCTCGGACACTGATAACTACGAAGGGCAGCGGCAGCAGGTGGTGACGTTCGTGGTTGTAGGTGGAGCCATCCGCCACGAGGTAGCATCGGGCGACGGCCACACCCTGCGCACCGCCGACGGCCACACCATCTCCACTCTGGCGAACGCGATGAAGGTGAGGGTGACTGTGGTACAAAACCGCAGCTCGCTCCACATCCTCGTATCGGCCAGCGACCATGCACTGCTATCGGCCAGCGGCAACATTCTGCGAAGCTCAACAGCATCATAAAAACCCGAAAAGATTATGTCATACAGTACAGGAATTTTAAACAAGCGTATTGAGATTGTAAAGCGAGCCGAGGGCACCGAGGGGCAGTTTGGCAAGTCGTCGGGCGGACAGAAGTATCAGTCGCTCGGCAAGTTCTGGGCATCAGAAACCTGGAACAAGGGCGTGAAGGCTATGCGCGAGGGTGCCGTGGATGCCTACGACACCGTGATGTTCCGCATGCGATGGGCGAAGGTTGTAGACCGTTGGTGCCTTATCAAGTATCAAGGTCGATGGTATCAGATCCAGTCGTTCAACGCCGACTATCAGGAAAACCAGATACAGATAACGGCCACGGAGATGGTGAACCAGAAGGTGACACTCGTTGAACCCAACGAGCCAAGCGAATCAAGCGAAACAAATGAAACAACAACTTAATATTCACTCTTTAAAAAATTTTTAATTATGGCACAAGGAGTATTTGATCTCACTCAGACCGACGCGCAGATTCAGGCGATTCTGAATAAAGTATGGCCACTCACCGATACAGGCGACATGGCTGTGCTCGGCTTCGGTTACGGAGTTTGCTCCACCGCCGGCGCAACAGCCGCCAAGACGGTGAGCATCACCAATTTTGTATTGACCCCCAGCAGCGTTTTTGCTGTTCTCTTCCAGAATGCCTTCACCGCTTCATCGCCAACGCTTGCCGTTAATGGTGGCGCAGCCAAGGCTATCAAGTACATGGGCTCGGCAATGCCTATGGGTAAGGTGCACAACAACACCATTCTGGTGATGGCCTACGACGGCACCCAGTTCAACGTGATCGGAATCCAGTCGCAGACCGCCGCAGCCCCCACCGGCTTCGTCGACCTCGCACTGCCATCAGGCATCCTCTGGGCCGAGAAGAACATCGGCGCCAACACTCCATACGAGCACGGATTGTATTTCAGCTGGGGTAATGTCACTGGCCACGCCGAGGGATCGGGCTACGACTTCAGCGATGCCGTGTACGCACAGACTCCAGGTGCGGCTCTCGCCGCCAACATCCCCGTGAACGGCACATACGACGCCGCGCGTCACAATCTTGGTTCCCCATGTAGACTCCCAACAGTTGGCGAGTTCCAGGAGCTCAACTCGAATTGCACCAGCGAGTGGACCGATGAGGACGGCGTGGCCGGACGTCGCTTCACATCCAACATCAATGGCAATTCTATTTTCTTCCCGGCTTCGGGCTACTACAATGGTACGACGCTCAACGTCCGTGGTTCGAACGGCTACTATTGGAGTTCGTCTTACAACTCGGCGACGTACGCATACGGCTTGTACTTCGATTCGAGTGGTGTGAATCCAGCGGACGGCAGCGGCCGGCGCTATGGTTTGACGGCGAGGGCTGTTCAGTAATGCCCTGTGCTCATTTTTGCGCTTCGAGCCACAAAACAGGCGCGGCCACAAGCCGCGCCGTGGCGCGAAGAGTAAAAATGAATCTCTCTCGCAGGTTCCGACACTTTCGTGTCGGGGCTTCACAATAATAATTATTTATTTTAATCCAATAAAAAATCATCAAAAACCATGTTAATAGTTCCCGCTCTCGAATACGAGAAGCAACGACAGGACCACACTTCCTGGAATAAAGTGATACTACACCGCGAGGGTAAATTCTACCGAGTTTATGAATGGAGCCTGTGGCTCGTCAAGACTTTCGTCTGTACTGAGGAGTTCCAGAAGCAGCGCGGCGACGACAAGATGCTTTCGGCTAAGCGCTACGTCGGAAAGAAGACCGGCGAGTATTCCATGTCGGGATTCCCTGTCGAGAGTCTGTCGAAGTATATCCCCGAGTATCAGAGCGTGCGCCCGATGGAGGGTGGCGACGACCTGGAGGTGACTATCAACATGCCGATAAAAGGCGACGAGAAATACGAGGAACTATTTTCAGCATTCAACGAATGGAAGCAGAAGTTGGAAATGTACGAGCCCGACGAGAAGAAGGGCGGCAAGGGCAAGGACGCGAAACCGCGCGGCGGAGCATTCGCCATCGTGCAACGACTTCTATCCTACCCCGTAGAGAAGAAATCGTCGGCCGAAAATGTGGAATTTATCAGCGAGCTCAAGGAGTTGGCAGCTGAACTTTTATAAACGATATATCGTTGTTTCATCTTATTGACACAACCGGGCTGTTCAGGGCAATTACATAGGTCATCCGTCAGGCTGCTGCAAACGGAGCAGCGGCAGGAAAGAAAACAGCGACCGCCAGCGGCTTTCAATGTTCAAGGATTCTGCTGGAGATGGGTCCGACAGGAGGTGACCGTTAGGTTGGATATTTTCTTCCCGGCTTCGGGCAACTACAATGGTACGACGCTCAACAACCGTGGTTCGAACGGCAACTATTGGAGTTCGTCTTACAACTCGGCGACGAACGCATACAACTTGAACTTCAATTCGAGTAATGTGAATCCAGCGAACAACAACAACCGGCGCTATGGTTTTACGGCGAGGGCTGTTCAGCATTTACCGTGTGCAGTCATACAATAAGAACAACGAGAGGACACCCCGATGAAGCACCCCAAGAGGACGATATGGCAATGAAGTTGACAAGAGAGCAGCTGCTGATAGACCTGTATGCGGCATGGCACATGGCACGCCGGCACAAGGTGACGAAGCACTACGTGCGCGTGTTCGACCGCCACTCTGACCGCAATCTCCAGGCCATCTGCGACGCGCTCTACCTGCGCGACTACCACCCAGAACCCTCGAGCTGCTTCATCGTGGACCGTCCAAAGAAAAGAGAAGTTTTCGCGGCGCAATTTGCCGACCGCGTGGTGCATCACTACTACTATAACCAGACACACCGAATCTATGAGCGCACATTCATCGAAGATTCATACTCTTGCATTCAGGGCCGTGGCACTCACTACGGCATAGAACGACTGAAGCAGCACATCAAGACCGCAAGCAACAACTACACCCGCCCGTGCTGGGTGCTGAGCATCGACATCCGTGGCTATTTCATGCACATCGACCGCAAGATACTGCTCGACATTGCCAACGACACACTGCGACGCATGGCCACGCACAAGGTGGAACCATGCAGCCCGCAGACGTGGGCCGACGTGGTGGACATAGACTTCTTGTGTTGGCTCACGGAACAGATAGTAATGATCGACCCTAAGACATCGTGCAAGGTAGTGGGCCGACCCGAGGAGTGGATCGGGCTCGACTACAACAAATCGCTATTCCATACACCCGAGGGCTGCGGATTGCCCATTGGTAATCTGACAAGCCAACTGCTGAGCAATGTATATCTTAACGAGCTCGACCA